TTACGCCAATCTCAGACCCGCTTGATTTTTTCCTTGTGTCGTATTTGTGTCGTTATCTTCAAAAAGTACATCAATTTTGCAGGCATGCTCACTCAAATGGTTGGGCGCTAAATGTGCATATCTTCTAACCATTTCGATTGATTCCCATCCGCCCATTTCTTGCAGTGCGGAAAGTGGAACCCCTGATTGTATCAACCAGCTTGCCCATGTGTGGCGTAGGTCGTGAAAACGAAAATCTTCTATGCCTGCTTTCTTAAGGCCAATATTCCAGGCACTATTGTCATCAACCCTCATTTTTCTCACTGCTGGGGTTAATGTTCCGTCTGGTCGGTGCTTGGCTTTGGTATGCACAAATACCCATCTTGAGTGCTTACCTATCTGATCCCGTAACACTCGGCATGCGGTATCATTCAGAGCTACGCCTATCGCTTTCCCCGCTTTTGCGTTCTCTGGATTTATCCATGCCACTTTTCTTTGCATATCGACCTGCTGCCACTCCAGATCGATGATGTTAGAACGCCTAAGTCCGGTTGCTAACGCAAAGATAACAATCGGCTTTATACTTTCAGGCATACACTCTATGAGCCTTGCGGCTTCATCTTTTGTCAGCCATCTTATGCGCTTACTGACGGGCTTCTTAGTTTTGATAACAGGCGCTGATTTAATCCAGTTCCACTCATTAGCAGTTGCCCTTAATAGCGATCTGATGAATGATAAATGCTGGCTTTTTGTTGCCTGACTAACAGGAATGGCCTCATACACAGGAGGTTTTTCCCCTTTTTTCAGCGCTGCATCTCTTTTACTCTCCCAGACTTGATAATGTTTACGATTCTTCATATTTGAAACTGCATCATAAATTTCATCTGCCGTTATTGTTGAAATATCGCGACCTGAAAAGTGTTGTAGGAAAAACTCAATCTTCGTTTTGTCATCATCAAGTGACCTTTTATGCTCTTTTTCCCTAAGCCAGCGAATGCAACACTCTTCAAATGTACGAGTTGGCAGATCATCAAGTTGGTCAACTCTCCAAGCCTCAGCTCTTAATTTGTCATACAACTCCTGCGCTTGCTTTTTGTCCCTCGTGCCAAGAGATTTCCTAACTCTCTTTCCTGACGGTGTAAAGAAATGACAGTGCCATATTCCGTTTCTTTGGGTGATTGACATGATTTACCTCCATTACGATCACCCTTGCTCGCTCCATGAGTTTGCATCGGGCTTTTAATATAAGCAAGAACAGCGGATTTTGTTGTTTTATATCCTTTGCCGATCCGTTTACCGTCTATAACTCCTGTAGCGATTAAACTGGCAACAGTTCTTGATGAGACGTTAAGCTCTTTCGCTGCCTTTTTTGTATCCCAAATGTCATCATCAATACCCATTATTTATCTCCTTCTGCAAATTCACTATATATTGACGTAACCAGTTCTTAGTTGTTGATTTTGCTCGCTGATGGTCAGTCATGATTAATTGAAAGTCGGGAACGTATTTATCGAGAATTGTGGTAACTGCGGTGTCGTCGTATTTAGGTAGGTTTTTAAGTTCATTCAGGCATTCCCTCGCCACAGCTCTCCTTGCGTTCTCGAATTCGTTAGTTATCGGTAAGTGTGGTTTTTATTTCCGAAGCTGGAAACTCAATATCATTTAATGCGTCCTGTACAATATCAGTTATGGACAAAACCAAACTTTCATCAGATAACTTGTCATCATCATAAAAATCACAAAACTCTTTAGCTGATTTACGAGATATTTCAATTGATATTTTTGGTATATTCACGTTATTTTCCTTATTTCGTTATTACCTATATTGAATAGGTGTTCTTTATCAACAGTGGTTATTAATTTTCGTGGGGTAATAAAAGAACGCCAAATTAAAAACATGGAGCCTTTTGTATTGGAATTTCTCTTTCTTTGTTCTACTGGTATAAATTGAACTCTTCCACCAGTTATTAACCGACCTCATCAACCGTCTCCAGCGCCAATTTAAACCAGCCCACAGAGGTATCAGCGGGAACCAGCATCACAATAGACTGGCATTGCTTCCTGCATTCGATAGCCGCTTTCTCTACCCACGGCCCAATATCAGAATACGGTGGATTGCACCAGATAGAGCCGTAACTCACCCAATCACATTCCAGTGCATTATCTCGTTCCGTGAGATAATGTTCACACAGGGTATTTTGAGCAGATGCAGCCGCATCTAGGGTGAATTTAAATTCGAGGTCGAGTGCTTTAAATAATGGGAGTGGAGTTTGCCATAAATCTTTAAATTCTGGCGGTGTATTACTTCCTCCGAAATCGCTCATAATCCTCCCCGCACTCCCGGCTACAGAATGCACCACATGTCGCTGGCTCCGTCTCGCACCATCGGCACATCCCGTTAATACTGGTTAATGCTGGTGGCCGGTTCCGGGTATTTGTAATGGCAACAGCGAGACAGTGGTTCTGGCTCATTATCGCATGGCAGGTATTAGTGGCATGGGAATGAAGCCGCATGATCTATTTGGCGCATGGGCCTGCTCTGCCTGTCATGATGAAATAGACCGCCGAACGACACTGACCGATATCGATTATGCACATCTCGCTCATCTGGAAGGGATGATCAGAACACAATCCATATTGTTATCGGAGGGCAAGATTTGACGTGAAAATCTATGACATCTTGCCTGTTCCCAAACCACGGATGACACAGGCAGACAGATGGCGAAAACGAAAGCCGGTATTAAATTACTACGCATTTAAGGACGAAATCAGGCTCAACAGCATTACTCTCCCTGAATCGCATTACCACATCACCTTTGTTATCCCGATGCCACCGAGCTGGAGCAAGAAAAAACGCACAGCGATGAACGGCAAGCCACACCAGCAAAAACCTGATAAAGACAATCTCGAAAAGGCATTGTTAGATGCTGTTTTTGATGATGACTCACGTGTCTGGGATGGTCGGGTGACGAAGGTCTGGGGAGAGAAGGGGCAGATCATTATCAGGGAGTTAGATGCATGACCTTCATTGAACTACACACAAGTACAGTATTGCCGGGGATAAAATAAATGAACCTAGAGAGCGCATTAAAATACCATTTCGCGAAATCCCCTTCATTGACCGATTCATCCAGAGCGACATCCAGTGAAACATTAACAGGCACTGATGTGATGGCGGCCTTCGGGATGTGTCAGAGTAAGGTGTCATTCGGCTACGCCGCGTTTACAGGAAAGATGGGGCTTAGCCGGAACGACAAGGAAAAGGCGATCAAACTACTGACTCAATATGGGATGAGGCGGTGCGATAAGGTGGCAGCCTTACGCAAGCTCAGTCCCAAGATTAAAGTCAAAGTCGTGCAAATACTGGCAAAATTCGCGTTTATGGATTATTCGCGCTCTGCGGCTAGCGTTACTGAATGTGAAAAATGCCGGGGTGTGGGGATTATTTACGCCAAAAAGGACGTTACAAAACATCCGGGCATTATTCGTCAAGATGGTAAAGTGATTATTGAACCTTGGGTTGAAACAGAGCAGGTTGGTGAGCTTTGTCAGAAATGCAGTGGGAAAGGATCTATTTCTTGCGCCTGTAAGGATTGCAAAGGGCGAGGAACGGCAATGGTTCAGGAAGAAACCGAAAGGCAAGGTGTGCCTGTTCGTAAGGCGTGTAAACGTTGCAGTGGTCGAGGATATGAACGAATCCCAGCTTCTAAAGCATTTAGGGCTGTCAGGGCGGTTACTGATGGTATCAGTGTTGCCACATTAGAAAAAACAGTAAAACCATTTTATGAAGACCTCATCCAAGAATGTGAAAGAGAAGAGACGAAAGCCAATAGCATGTTAAAGAAAGTTACCAGTGATTTTGGCGATGTTTGATAATCACAAACGGTTTCGTTTGACAAATTTCCGAAAACTGGGTAAATTTGACGCTAATAATGGGATACTCTGTCTTATCAAATAGAAGCCTCGCTCTTGCGAGGTTTTTTTATACCTGAAATAAACATAAGACTTGCTGTTGTCGTTGGTCAGAGTTACATGTGTGTTCACGCCGAATAACTGACCAAAGGTTTAAAATTATCATGCTAAAACATGAAGATATGACAACAACAGCCTCCTGCGTTTTAGAAACAGTGCCTCTGTATGACTGGGCGTCTGTTTCAGACATTTCTACCTTAACGGGGCTAACAAGGCCACGTTGCCAATTGCTTTTAACTCAATTTTGTCTGGCTGGTCTGATGGAAAGCCGGGACAATGAGACGTTTTTCAAACGTTGCCCATGATGGGGCAATGTCTTAAGCGGTGAAATGTAGGGCTGGTGATGCAATAACGCCAGCCTTCACCCTGTGGCTTTCCTGAGAATCAGTCAGCGTCGATGTATGGAATAGCCAGTGAATTTAAGTAGTACCACATTAATTAACGACGACTCTCTGAAATTTATCAAAACCCTGCCGGATAACTGTATCGACCTTATCGCGACTGACCCGCCTTACTTTCGGGTAAAAGACTGCAGCTGGGATAATCAGTGGAACGATGTGACGGCGTACCTTACGTGGCTGGATGAACTCCTGGCTGAATTCTGGCGGGTCCTGAAACCTAACGGTAGCCTGTATATGTTCTGTGGCTCTCGTCTGGCCTCGGATACCGAGCTGCTCGTGCGTGAACGCTTTAATGTGTTGAACCATATTATTTGGGCGAAACCATCCGGCCCGTGGCGCAGGCAGAATAAAGAAAGCCTGCGGATGTATTTTCCGGCTACGGAACGCATTATTTTTGCCGAACATTACCAAGGCCCTTATCACCCGAAAGGCGATGGCTACTCCCGCCAATGTCGGGAATTGAAACAGTCGGTGTTTAAGCCGCTAATCGATTATTTTCGTGATGCCCGGAAAGCGTTAGGCGTCACGGCAAAAGAAATTCACGCCGCCACCGGAAAGCAGATGGCCAGTCACTGGTTCAATGATAGCCAGTGGCAGTTACCCAATGAAGCGGATTATCAAAAACTGCAGGTGTTGTTTGACTGTATCGCTAAAGAAAAGCACCAGCGTGGCGAACTGAACAAGCCATACCCTGAGTTGGTTGAATCTCATCTTACCCTGTCGCGTCAGTATGACGAATTGCGGCAGGAGTACGGCTTAATGCGCCGTTCGTTCTCAGTCACGGCTGATGTGCCTTATACCGATGTCTGGCAGTTTGCGCCTGTGCAGTATTATCCGGGCAAACATCCCTGCGAAAAACCTGCTGATTTGATGACGCACATTATTCAGTCCAGTAGTCGGGAAGGGGATCTGGTCGCCGATTTCTTTATGGGTTCCGGAGCAACACTGAAAGCGGCGCTGAAACTCAATCGTCGTGTGTTGGGCGTGGAATTGGAAGAAGATCGGTTTCAGCAGACTGAGCAAGAGATTAACGATTTGTTGTTAACTTAGCGTTTACTACTCAATTATTGTAATTCCCCCGAATTCGAGGGAATTACAACTCATTGGAGCTACCCGATAGTTTGGAAATACCGAACCATTTAACCTTACGAGTGAGCGAATATCGGCCTGATTTCAGGACGCTGTTGTTGGGAAGCCTGCCACAACTCATATTGGGATTGCATATTCGTCCACATTTCGGCACTGGTTCCCAATGCGGCTTCTAAACGGAGTGCCATATCTGCTGATATGCCTGTGTTGCCATTTAAAATACGGGATAACGCTACACGGGTTACGCCCAGTGCTTTTGCTGCTTCTGTAACAGAAATGTCGCCTAAATATTCGCGCAAAACAAGGCCGGGATGGGCGGGGTTATGCATTCTGTTCATGGTGTTATTCCTCAGTGATAATCTTGATAATTAACCAAAATGGCATCTTCGCCTTCAAAGCGAAATGTCATCCGCCAGTTTCCGTTGACAGAAATGGCCCAGTGGCCTTTTAAATCAGCGCCTTTTAATGGATGTAATTTCCAGCCGGGCGCGTTCATGTCATCGGGTTTTTTGGCGGCATTTAACGCGGTCAATTGAATATTCAGTTTTACAGCGTGATTTGTTTGAATACCCGCTGTAGAGCCTGTTTTAAATAATTTTTCTAACCCTTTATGTTTAAAACTTTTGATCATTGTGTACCGACGTATATTGTATAGATACAGTATATATTTGATGTATGCAATGTCAATCGAATTTGCCACCGCAATCACTCACAGAACCTCAGTATCTCCTATTGCGGCTGGCATCTTATTAACTCACTAGCGAGGTGAATGGTGGAAAAGCGTATTGAAGAACTGGAAAGAAAGGTTGTTGAGTTGGAAAAACAGCTCGCTGACGCTCAAATGACAATGAGCTATGAATTACAAGATTTAAAATCTCAAGTGGCCATGATTCAATTTATGATTAACCGTTAGTCGATTGAGCAATTAGCAAAACTGTTTTTTGCGTACATATAGAGAGGTGAATAATGAAGATTGAAGTGGCTTTTCCTAAGATGAATTCGAGGACGAAATTTAAGAAGAATGAAGGCATAACACAGCAAAGTATATTGTCTTTTTCGTCTGAGCGAGTCGCAGTGCTAGAAGCTGATGTGTATGTTTATCCGCAAGAAAACGATGAAATGCCTTCTAATAAAATCCCGCACGTAAAACTCTTTTATGTTGAGCAATACAATGAAAAATCGACATTTTCAGAGTTTGAGCTTAGAGCAACGGAGTGGGCTAAGAGTAAGTTATTAGAATTTGCGGGTTGCCTTAATTCTTAATAAGGTGCAATTACTTGCACCTTGTCTTTCTATTTCAGAAGATTAATTAAATCTTTGTCGGCATGTTCTCTTACATGACTTGAGACGTGTTTTAATACCATCTTTTCTAATTTTTTCTTTGTCTCTTCTGGATTGGCGGATTCAGAGATAAGAAACTCAATTATTGCAACAGTTAATTCATAGTTTAATTGGGATTTGCCATAAAGGAAGTTTTGTTCTGGTGACATTTCATTCCCGCCGAAGCTCATTGTATTTTTTCCTTGTTCAGAGGTAATCAGCCATCCCTCCATTGGTTAGTTAGTCTTTGGCTGATCTAGTAGCATACCTTAATTATTAACTTATTACATTTATCATAGGGGCGAACCTATTTCACCCCACGGACCCCCATTGTGCTAATGGGATGGAATAGGCGTATGGACAAATACACCAGCCCCTCTGCCTACGGATGGGGCGCATTTACTGCCATGCTTGGTGCGTTATCTCTGAACGACTGGGCGATCATCATCGGCATCATCTGCACAGTAGGTACTTTTGCTGTGAACTGGTACTACAAGCATCGGGAATTCAGCAAACATGAAAAAGACGAGTAAGCTCACGGCTGCGGTCATGGGTCTGATTATTTCCGGTGCAGGTGCGACAGCCATTCTGTCTCAGTTTTTGGACGAGAAAGAAGGTAACCGGTTATCAGCGTACCGGGATGCGGGCGGAATCTGGACAATCTGCCGGGGAGTTACCCGAATTGAGGGTATTCCAGTTCGGCAAGGCATGAAACTGACAGAGAGTCAATGTAATGACCTCAACGCTAAAGAAGCAGAGCAGGCCATTGCATGGGTAAGAAGCAATATCAAAGTGCCATTAACCGAACCGCAAATCGCGGGAATTGCCAGTTTCTGCCCGTACAACATTGGCCCCGGTAAATGCTTTTCTTCCACGTTCTACCGGAAGTTAAGCACCGGAGACAAGAAAGGGGCTTGTCAGGAGATTAAGCGCTGGATATTTGATGGCGGCAAAGATTGCAGGCAGACCAAAGGCCAAGCTAATGGCTGTTACGGTCAGGTAGAGCGACGTGCTCAGGAATCAGAACTAACGTGTTGGGGGATGGATGAATGAAGTTCAATCTCACCTATGGCGTTGCCATTGCTTTGATTGTTACTTCCGGGGCTGCTTACCTCTATCGTTCTGGGTATAAGAAACAGCTCAGCATCAACAGTGACCAAGCAACCGAAATCCGGCAACTGACCGACACCATCAACTACCAAAACACCCACATTGACATGCTGCATGAGATAGACACCAAACACACTCAGGAACTCGCCAATGCCAAGACTGAAATTGACACTCTTCGGGCTGATGTTGCCGCTGGTCGTCGCAAGCTGCGTATCAAGGCCACCTGTCCTGTGTCTGAAACCTCTCCCTCCGGCAGCGTGGTCGATGCAGGAGCCCCACAACTTACAGAGCAAGCTAAACAAGATTATTACGATCTCCTCAGAATGATGGCGGAAAACAGGCAGCAGACTGAGTATTTACAAGACTATATCAACACTGAATGCAGAGGAAATGATGGAAAATCAACACCGTAAAATCACTGGTTACCGTGAATTATCCCAAGATGAAATTGATTGCATGAACAAGATTAAGGCGCAGAGTGAGGAATTAGGTCAGCTCTATGATCATCTCGTAGTAACACATACACAAACCGGAAGCCACCAAATTGATATTCGTTGGTTGAACGAAGGTCGCACTGACTTGCAAAAAGGGATTATGTGCTGGGTTCGCGCGGTGGCTCAACCAACTACATTCTGAATAGCCACCTCAGAATAAATGATTCTGGGATTGCAGGAGTATGTTAGGACACAGAGTGTGAGATGAAAGCCCCTACAATGAGGGGCTAACTATTAGATAACTGAAAGTGATAGCTTTTTACCTACAGCGGCAAGTGCCCGGCTAATAGTATCAATTTTAGTTGTGTGGCGTGGTGCGAGTATTCGTTGGATTTCAGGAGGACGAATACCGGTTAAGCGCGATAATTCAGCTTTACTGACTTTAGCCGTTAGAAGCTCATTATTGAGTAAAATTTTGGCATACACGCTATCAGGTAAGTATACCCAATGTTCATCTTCTTGAAGCTCAGATGCGGGTGAAGGAAATGCCTTATCCATATCGAAGTAAATTTCAACACTGGAAAGTAAAACATCTTCGGCCATTTCCATTGCTTCAGGGATATCTGCACCACAAGTGATAGCTTCGGGGATACCTCTAAATGTTACTGTATATCCATTATCTTCTTTCGCAAATTTTGCAGGATAGTACATGTTGACCTCTTTAATAATCTATCGGTGCAGTGATAGCCCTCGCATTGAGGGCTAGAGTTTATTTTAAATCTAATTGTTTCTTGACTCCTTCGACCAACCCCTTTGTCAGTTCCTGACTTGGGTGTCTGGGGAGGTGGCTTATTTTACCTTTGTAGTAGAGTTTCAGATGCTTTTTGCCATTTTCTGCCTCGACTCCTTGAGCTTTTAGCCACTTTAAAAATTCACTTTGTTTCACTGCACCTCCGTTTCGTTAACTTGAAATCATTGTATGCAAAAATGCTAATAATAGCAAGTTAAAATTAGCATTTTTGCATATAAATGTTATCGCGCATTAGCACGCGCTTATCTAATCCAAGAGCCTACAGAAAGTGAACCTGAGAAAACCGTTAATTATGTGGCGTTCTTGGGGCGGCTTTTCTGTGCTAACAGGTTCACTTTCTATAGGAAACCACATAATGAAATACCCAACAGTCACTATTAATGGCATCTCTGTTCGTGTCGATAACGAAGGACGTTATAACCTAAATGACTTACATGCTGCTGCTGTTGCTAACGGAGAAGCAACCGAATCTCAAAAGCCGAGCAAATTTATTCGCAGTGCTCAGGTCAAGAGGTTTATAGAGGCACTGACCAAAGGACAAAAAAGTCCTCTGGAACAAAATCAACCACTTATAATCAATAATGGCGGTGATAATCCAGGAGTATGGGGTGTTGAGTTATTAGTAATCAGATATGCGGCTTGGCTTAAACCTGAATTTGAAATTCGGGTTTATAACACCTTTCGTGATGCTGTCCGGAACGAGTTTGATGTAATGACCCGTCTGAATCGCTTAGATCTGACCATTGAAGCAGAGGCAAGGGATATCAGTGCTTGTGCTCGCAAAATGAGTAATTGGGGTGTGGGAGGGAGAAAGCAGTTATTGCTTGCTGCCCGTGAACGAATGATTGAGCAGGTTCAACCATTCTTACCGGGGGTGCAGTCGATGCCTCCTCAAAATTGAGTTTACTGATTTTATTAGTAAAAGTGACGATGGTTAGCAAAGTAAGGAACAAAAATGGCTAAACCAGATTGGGAGGCCATCGAATCGGCTTACCGGGCTGGTTTGCTGTCTCTTCGGGAGATTGGAGGCCGGGGCGAAGAGGGATGGTATATCGTCTGGGTCGCGTGCCAATTTATGACATCATTGTGATTGCCAGAGAACTGATAACACACGGTGTTATTGGTCGGGTCAAAATCAGAAAACTCCAGCGCCATGAAGGAACAGATACCTATTCCGACCAATTTAACGCGATTGAATACATTAATGCGGCGCGGACGCATTTTGGTATGTCGCGTGAGGAAGCGGAACGGTTAACTATGACCGAGTTCCAGATGATGTTGAAAGCGAAGTTCCCGGATGAAAAAGGTTTTACCCGTGAAGAATACGATGCGGTGATTGAGGCCGATGATAAGAGAAATAATAATCAGAAAAGCCGCCCGTTAGATATTATCCGAACAGTGAAAAAATCAGCCATCAACCACTGGCAAAGCCTGTTACCTGCTTGTGGCGTTGATGTTCCCGCAAAGGGTAAGCACGGTGCTTGTCCGATATGTGGTGGCACTGATCGTTTCCACTTTATCGACGATAACCATCATGGCGACTGGCATTGTCGCCAGTGTGATGAGCCGAATCACGGTGATGGGTTGGATTTGGTGGCAAGAACCAAAGGGATCACCGTCTTTGCAGCGGCTAAGCTGGTGGCGGATGTGCTGGCAATGCCTTTGCCGGAACCCAAGATCGCCAAAGAACAATCTAGAGCAGCAAAACCTATTGCTGAACGCATCATGGCACTGGTTGCCACCGCTGTTAAGGGCGAATCTCAATATCTGCTGAAAAAGGGGCTGCAATGCCCCAATCAGCGGTTATTAAAAGATGGTTCGTTGCTGCTGGTGACTCAAACGCTGGACGGCACAATCACGGGCGCACAAACCATCAAGCCGAACGGTGAAAAACGCCTTGTTGCAGGTACGCAGAAGAAAGGCAGTTTTATCCCCATATCCAAAATTACCGGAACGCCGGACATTTTCATTATCACCGAAGGTTACGCCACCGCTTTAACGGTCAGGCAGTTACATAAAGGCGTTGTGCTGGCGGCGATTGATGAAAGTAATTTACTCACGGTTGCCGAACAGGTCAGAACCCAGTGGCCAGATGCGAAAATTATTCTTGCTGCTGATAACGATTGGCACGAACCGGAAGAGCGGGACAAAAATGGTAGGTTAACGGTAAAAAGCAATTCCGATCCGTTGTATCGCTTTTGCGGTTAGGGGGTATCTCTGGCAGGCAAATAAAAGCCGGATGAGTCTGGGATAATAAATTTAGTGCATAATTTTTTTATTATGGTATGACTGAAATTAAAATTAAGTAATTGTCTGATTTTGCTTAAGAATAGAGATTCATCACAAATTTAAAGGAGGATCTTTTCCATGCTGGAATGGGTAAGCATTGTTGTTATATCCTGCTTAATTGATGCTAAATCGGAAATCTTGACACAAGTCAATCAATTATTAATTTGA